CTGGGCGGTACGGCTTCAAAGAACTACCGGGAAAAATCTGTTGATGTGGTGTCTTATGATGAGCTTGCGGCATTTGATGCGGACATTGAGAAAGAGGGCGACCCATTATCATTGGGTGACAAGCGTATTGAAGGGTCGGTGTTCCCGAAGTCGGTCAGGGGCTCCACTCCCAAGCTAAGCAATAGTTGCCAGATAACAAAAGCTGCATCAGATGCAGATTGCTACATGCGATTTTATCTGCCCTGTCCGCACTGCGGCACAGAGCAAACACTAAAGTTTGGTGGTGATGGCGCGGACTTTGGCTTTAAGTGGGTAGAGGATAAGCCGGAAACTGTCGCGCATTTATGTCAGTCATGCGGTGTGCTTGGCGTGCAGAGCGAGTGGCAGAAACAACAGTTAAACGGCGTTTGGCGATGTGACAATACTAACGTCTGGACGAAAAATGGCATTGATTACTATTGCCAAGAGGATAAGCGTATTGAGGCGCCAGAGTCCATCGCGTTTCATATCTGGACAGCATACAGCCCATTCACAACCTGGGCGCGAATTGTTAAAGACTTTCTGAAAGCGAAGTCTGATCCAAGCAAGTTAAAAACGTTTGTGAATACAACGCTTGGCGAAACTTGGGAAGAGGATGTTGGTGAAAAATTAGAGCCTGATATTCTTTATGCAAGGCGTGAGCACTACCCGGCACAAGTCCCCGTCAATAACTGCGTACTGACAGCAGCGGTTGATACGCAAGACGACCGATTTGAGATAGAAGTGGTCGCGTGGGTAGCGGGCGAAGAGTCATACCGCATTAGTTATGAAAGGCTTTATGGTGACCTGTCACGATCTGGCATATGGAACCAGCTAGCGCAAAAATTAAACCGGACATTTGTCACGCCGGACGGCACCGAGTTAGATATTCAGCTGGCGTGCATCGATTCCGGTGGACACTATACAGACGAAGTTTATTTGTTTTGTAAGAAGCATGCTGTTCGGCGGTTTATCCCGGTTAAGGGGGCGAGCGAATCAGGAAAGCCAATCGTCAAGTATCCGCGCAAAAAAACCGAGAAGGGCGTGTACTTAACTTTGGTTGGAACAGATACCGCAAAAGAAGTTATTTCGTCAAGGTTGCAGATTTTGGAGCCGGGCGAAGGCTATATGCACTACCCAGTAACTGAAGAGTTTGACGAAGACTATTTTAAGCAACTAACAGCAGAGCGCAAGATACGGAAATTGGTAAAAGGGCGCTGGAAATCTGTCTGGGATGCTGGCGGCAGACGTAACGAGCCGTTTGATACGTCAGTTTATAACCTCGCGGCAATCAGAATATTGAAACAGCACCGGGGTGAGAATTTAGCTCAGCGGGTCGAGATGGCAGAAGAGAAAAAGCCAGAGCAGCCGAAACCAAAAACAGTCAGACGATCACGATACAGGTTTTAAATTATGGCATTCACTCAAAAGCACGTAGACGCACTGAATGAGGCGATGGCCTCTGGTGAGTTAGAGGTTAATTTCGGTGATAGGAAAGTTCGCTATAGATCGTTTGAAGAACTGAAGCGAGCAAAGCAGCATATCCAGAAAGAATTACAAGCAACTGCCAAGAAGGGCAGCATCAGAACTTATCAGGTTAATGTGAGCAAACTATGATGAAGCCGCGAGTCAGAGTAAATGGCGCCACAGGTTTGCCGGTTAAAGCCAGCTCGTACGATGCAGCTACCCAGGGCAGGCGGGGAAAAGGCTGGATTGCTCCACAGAGTGGCCCGAATGCCTCGCTAACAGGCAGCCTTGCAACGCTCAGAAATAGAAGCCGCGCCGCTTACAGAAACAACCCGCTCATCTCCATGGGGCTGAATCGCGCCATTAGTAACGAGATTGGCACCGGGGTAGTTCCTCGCTTCTTATCATCAGATGATAAGTTCAATAAAGCGATGGCGGCAGCGTTTGATTTGTGGGCGGAGCAATGCGACTCAGAAAGAACGCTTAATTATTACGGAATCCAAACGCAAGCATGCAGAGCGAGGCGCATTAGCGGTGAGTGCTTTATCAGACTAAGGCGCCGGTCGTTAACTTCAGGTCTGGCTTTGCCGCTTCAGGTTCAGGTTCTTGAGTCCGACTTTGTGCCAGAGACCTATAATGCTGTGCTTGCCAACGGCAACAAAGTGAAGTCAGGGATTGAATACAACCGTTTTGGTCAGCGAGTTGCGTACTGGATGTACCCAGAACACCCGCACGAGCTAAACACTGATGTGTATGCAGGGCGACTGCTGCGCATCCCTGCAAACGATGTGATTCACCACTACCAGCCAACTCGACCAGGGCAGTCACGCGGCGAGCCGGACACAGTGCAGTCACTATTAAAGGCGCACACGTTTGATGTGTACGATGATGCAGAGTTGCTGCGTAAGCAGACTAAGGCACCGTACACAGGATTTTTAACGAGAGATAGTTACGACGAACAAGACTACTTGTTTGACCCGTTCACTGGCGAGGCCATCGAGGGTGGGGGCGCGGTGCCAGAGCTAAATGTTCAGGCCGGATCTATTCTCACCGGCCTGCCTGGTGAAAAGCTTGATCTGTTTCAGGGCGACGATACCGGCGCAGGTTATGCCGATTTCATGAAAGAGCAAAAACTAGGCATTGCTGCAGGCATTGGCCTGCCATATGAACTGATGACGGGAGATTGGTCGGCCATTAACGACCGACTTTACCGGGCAATGATTAACGAGTATCGCAGGGAAGTTGAGGCGCTACAGGATCAGATCACGATTTATCAATGCTGTAAGCGGATTGTTGACTGGTCAATTAATGCGGCGGTCACATCACAGATAGTTATAGCTAGTGGCTACGAAACGAAAAAGAACGACTATCACAAGGTTGAACACCGTCCGCAAGGCTGGCAGCACATCCACCCAGAGCAAGACGTAAACGCCGCTCTAAAAGCAATAGAAGGTGGCCTGAAGTCTCGCGACCGAGTGGTTGCAAGTACCGGAGGCTGGGACGCGGCGGACGTAGACAGACAAAACGTTGAAGCAGAGAAACGACTCAAAGAGCTGCGCGAGAAAGCGGGCTTAAAAACTGATCAGGAGAAATAGAAATGCCATGGTTTAAAGCGCAAGCGCAGAACAAAAACGCCGAAATCTGGATTAATGATCAGATCGGCATGGATTGGTGGAGCGGAGACGGCACCACCGCAAAAGGGTTTATTGATGCCGTCCAAAAACTAGGCGATGTCGAGAATATCCACCTAAGAATTAACAGCCCCGGTGGTGATGTGTCAGACGGATTAACCATCTATAACTATCTGCGCAACCACGCGGCAAAGGTAACGGTAACAGTGGAAGGCATTGCCGCAAGTATTGCCAGCGTTATCGCGATGGCCGGGGATGAGATCATCATGGGTGTTGGTACAACGATGATGGTGCATAACCCATGGACGTGGGCATCAGGAAATGCGGCATCATTTAGAAAGGTTGCCGATGATTTAGAGGTTATCACCAAGGGCTTGCTTGATGCGTATGCGCTTAAAACCGGCAAAACGCACGACGAACTAAAAGCGCTGCTCGATGGCGAGACCTATCTAACTGCACAAGAGGCTGTAGAGTTCGGTTTTGCTGATCGATTAGATGTTGAGTTGAGCGCCGCCGCAGCTGCAAACATGGATTTGATAAAGGTTCAGGTTCAGGCGAAAGCGGCAACAGCGGCAAAAGATGCAGAGATTCTAGCGTTGAAAGAGCTGTCAGAATCACTGCAAGCCAAAGTAACGGCGTTCGAGAAGCCACCGCAGATACCAGATGCTGCCGATGTCATAGCGTACTGCGAGGAAAACTCGCTGACCGAAATGGCGACCCGCTTTATCAAAAACAAGTCGACCATGCACGATGTGAAAAACATGGTGGCTAAAGCGAAAGATATAAAAAGTGCCTGCAGCAAGCTGGGTATCAGTCCAGACAAAGCCATCGATCAGATGGACAATCCAGGCAGCATGATTGCGTATGTCGGCTGCGAATATGCCGCCGCACTCGATCTTGAACAGAGTTCAACATTGTCTCCCGGTGCGGGGACTCCCCAGGCTAAGGCGCCATGCGCTAAGTCTGTTTATTCTCAACTAAACAAATCATGAGGTAGTTAATATGTCATTAACAGAAGGCACACGCGCCGGAGAATTCGTAATTAGCGAAGGCAATGGAGCAATTTCACGTGAAGAAGTCACCCTGATTACCGGCCAAAATCTGGCAGCAGGAACATTGCTGGGGAAAATCACAACAGGCGGCAAATACACAGCATACGATAACGGCGCATCTGATGGCTCACAGGCTGTCGCCGGTATTCTCTATGATAATGTAGACGCAACTGACGCAGACAAAACAGTAGTCATCATTGCACGCGATGCGGAAGTATCGAGCGCTTTACTGACTGGTTCAGATGCTAACGGTGTGGCTGATATGTTGGCCCTAAATATTATTGTTCGATAACCACTAACCCGAAACAAAAAAAGAGCCGCTTAATTGCGGTTTTTTTGTGCATGAATCTATGAGGAATCAAACATGCCAGCATTAGATATTTTTAACAACGATGCGTTTAGCGTATCAAGCTTGACTGCAGCAATCCAGGATACCCCTTACACGCCCGGCAGAATCGGGCAACTCGGGCTTTTCATGTCCGAGGGCATAACAACTACCACTGTGCAAATCGAGAAGAACGGCAACGCTCTTTCTTTAGTTGAATCGAAAGAGCGTGGCGCGCCCGGTGTTGTCGTCAACGCTGACAAGCGGACGATGATCCCATTTAACACGATTCACTTACCACAGCGCGCAACGATTGGAGCGGACTCAATTCAGAATGTTCGAGCATTCGGCTCAGAAACTGACGTTGAATCTGTGCAAACAGTGGTCAACACGCGACTTGCAAAGATGCGAAGAAATATCGATGCCACTATAGAGCACCACAAAGTCGGTGCAATCAAAGGTCAGATACTAGATGCAGATGGCTCGACGGTGCTGCTGGATCTGTTCACAGCGTTCGGCATCTCACAGCAAACCAAAGCTATGGTTTTGGGTACTGCTACAACCAAGGTCAGAACCAAAATCCTCGAAGTGCTTGATATGATCGAAGACGAGTTGGGCGCAGCAACCTGGACTGGAGTTCGCGTTATCTGTGGCCGGACATTCTTCAAGGCGTTTGTGGAACATGAGCTAGTCAAGGCGGCTTACGAGCGGTATCAGGATGGGGCTGCTTTGCGTGACGACCCAAGGGCTGGATTTGAGTTTGCTGGCTGTATTTGGGAGCAGTATCGAGGCCAGGTAGGTGCTACCAAGTTTGTTGCTGACGCAGAAGCTTATGCATTCCCTGAAGGTGTGCCAGATATGTTCATTACACGTTTTGCTCCGGCAGACTACATGGAGACCGTCAATACCAATGGCCTGCCGTATTACGCGAAACAAGAGCCGATGGCATTTAACAAGGGCGTTGAGCTTGAGGCGCAATCAAACCCGATTTGCCTCTGCACGCGCCCACGCGCCGTTATCAAACTGACTCAGGCATAATAGTCAAAAACTAACAGGAACAGATTGTGCATATACTACATATTGCATGTATGCATAATTTGTTCCGCACTAATCCAATAGATATAAACTATTAACAGGGCAACACCATGTCATCATTCGACAAGATGGTCTCTAAAATGGATGCGGTATTGTTTGATACGTTCGGGAGCAAGGTTATTCTGCGCGGTCAGTTCGCTGTTGACGCGGTAATTGACAGAGGCGTCGAGCGAACCAATCAATATGGCGAGGTGACTGTAAACGCCGTCGAATTGTCGTTTAATAAAACGCACGGCTTTACCATCGCCAGAGGCGACACTGTCCAGACTGATGCGGATGAGTACAAAGTAAAGGAGATCATCTCGGATGATGGGCGCGTTGTAGTAGTGT